GGAAACGCCATTGGATAGGGCGTGTATTCAACCACTATCGTATTCGCGGGAATCGTGATGTTGTCAAGCATCCCTATTTCAGACGCAAAGACAAATCGGTCTTCCATCGTCGGAGAGGTCAGGACAACATATTCACCGGCAAGAACAATGTAGGAATCGCCACTTGTGAAGATATTGTCACTTCCCCCGGTCAAAGCGGACGAGAGAGTAAGGGCATTCGCCGCAATGGTCCCGATAGGTCCAAAGCTGCCGTCGGTGAGGTTTCTGGCAACCATTCCTGCGACAATTCCTTCCTTTGTGAAGGTATGCGCGGTATCGTTCAGAAGCACGTTGCTACCCGTGCTGGTAGCCGTTCCGGTAAGGTTCGTTGATGCCCCCGGAGTAGATGTGCCAAGATACGTTCCTGTATCAAGATCGTCTGCGTAGCTGTCACCATCGGTGCCCGGAATAGGATGGACGCACAGCGTTTGAACGTTCCCATACGAAGATCCCTGAAAGCAGATCCCCGGCGTTCCTTCCGCCTCGGTTCTCCATCCTCTACGGTTGTTGTCGAGCCACGCGGTGTCCCATATTTCAAGGTCGATATAGGAAGTCGCCGTCGCGTAATACTTCGCGGAAATTAAGCCGTCATCCATACAGTTCATCGGCAGTCTGTAGGTTCTCCGGCCATCCTGCGCCTGCATCAGGGCTATTTTCTTAATGCACTTGGAGAGGGCGACAATGGTGTTCTGCCTTTCACTGAATTTCTGGCGCATAAGCCATTTCGGGAACTTCGCGTAAGATATTGTGGAACCCGTCACTTGACCGATCTCCCAAAGGACAATGCGTTCAAGCTCGGTTATCGTGTACCCAACATATTTTCCCGTTGCGGTTGACATTGCTTACCTCCCCTGCCCCGGTCCAAAGACATTCCGACCGTCGGCGTCCAAGTCCTCATCCTTATGAAGATGTCCGTATTTATTGATGTCGCTATGCTTGAAAATCTTCTGACCGAAACGCCGGTCAACATAGATCCTTGAAATTTCACTGTCCTCTGTGGCGGTTTTGTAAATCTCGTATGTGTCACCCACCGTGAAGACGTTGAGCGATCCGCCGGAAAGCGTACAAAGAATCTCCCTTTCCGTCACCGTCACCGTGAGGCCGGAACTGCCGTCAGTCGTGTTCTTGACAAACACCCCGGCCTGGACCCCGCAAGACTTGAAATCCGCGCCAGGATCATTCAGGGTAAGGCTTGCCGCCCCTTTGTGTGTCCCGGTCGAAAGCGGGTAGTCGTCAAGATGGATCTCGGTTGTCATATCACCCCTTGCGCCTTCGTGTTCTTCGCGGACTTCGTTGCTCTTTCAACGCTTTCGGTATCGATCCACGGCACGCTTGATTTCCTCTCAAGATACTTGAGTTTGTCAAGCTTCTCTTCGGTCATTCCGAAAGTCCCGCGCCCGCCAGAACTGAAAATATGACTTTCGATCTCGGATCTTTTGTGAAACCTTTTCTTGCCTTTGATAAGTATCAGCATGTTTATGGTGGACGGTTATAGCGCCGTCCGTCGCTTCAAGGAGGTTAGGGAAATGGGATTATGAGGATACTTCAACGGCAATGCCGGTCGTGTTCTGTGTCGGAACAGGTCCGGTAACGTAGACATTCAGGCTGTGCCCGGCAACCCCACCAACGTTGATAATAGATGGATTGACGACAAGCACATCGCCCGTGGTCTGAGCAGCCGCAAAGTCAATCGCATGCAGAGGGTCAGCCGTCGCCGTAACAGCATTCCAGAAGATCGGCTCAACAAACAGAAGTCGCCGCTCAACATCCGTTGCGTCGGGACCGTAAACAAAAGCCACATCCGCATGAGCCGCTTTCTGTTGGAAGAGACAATAAAGAAAGGCACCGTCACGGCAGACCTTCCCGGTGATCAACTCACGCGACAAAAGGAGATTCGGGCGCTTCTTTGCGGACGCTCCGCGTTCGTTGACCAGATCGCCGATAGTGCATCGGTACATGGTCCCGGAATCGCACAACCACAACACTTCTCCTGTGAGATCGGTCGTAAGAACACCCGACTTGTAAATCTCGCAGAAGTTGTAACGGGTGTACTCGCCGCCCTCTGCTACCGTGTATAGACAGGTTGCCGTTGCGCTGGAATTGCTGATCTTGAGGCCGGTGAACGTGTTCCGAACGCCGGTATTGTGAATCGTTGCGATGTCAGTCGCTACGCCGGTCGTTCCCTGGGTAATCCGAGCCCCGGCACCATACCCCAATGCAGGCGGGGGACCGTTCAAACCAATGAAATGCGTCCGATTCTTTGTGATGGAAACCATCGCGGTTTCCACAATTTCCGAGTCACCATCAATCAGGATAACATCGTTGGCGTTCGTTCTTGCCAGCGTGTTTGACCGACTGAGCAATTTCAGCGCTGAATCTTTATCCGACCCTATGTTGTCATCAGAGCCATAACGATAATCGACAAAGAGGACGTTCCCGAATGTCGCCGGAATGCCTCCACCACCCATAACGGGTATCCCAAAACTTGTAATTCCTTGAGGGAAATCACCACCGCTCATAACTTAACTCCTTTCTCTGGACCGAGAGGAAACGGCCCCTTATAAATCCCGTTGCAAGTTCATGCTTGACACGGAATCGTTTTAATGTTACCTATACACTGTATGGAAAATACAAGCCAGGAGGCAACACCATGAAAGCACGTCGAGAGCAACATTACAGATGGAAAGGCGGCAGGCAGGAAGTTGGACGATATTTTGAAATGCTTGTCCCTGAACATCCGTCCGCAAACAAAAGAGGTTATGTTCTCGAACATCGACTTATCATAGAAAAACATCTTGGCCGTTTCCTTGAACCATACGAAAAAGTTCATCACATTAACGGTGATGGACATGACAACCGGCTTGAAAATCTTGTTCTTCTTACCCACAGAGAACACATGAGAAAGCACCTTTGCCGTGAGGGAGCGAACCAATCCCTGCTTGAAAACAAGGAATGGCTCGCGTCCCAACACAACAAGGGACTTAATACAAACGAGATTTCCGCTATAATCGGCTGTTCCGCCCATACCGTACGTCACGCTCTTGACCGTCTTGGAATTAAAAAGATCGTTTCCGAAAACGGCCACATCCCGCAAAAGTTCCCGCAACTTCACGATCCCGAATGGCTTAGACAACAGATGACCAAATACCCACAGCGAGAAATAGCGAGGATGCTTGGATGCAACCAACGTCTTGTCTGGGCTATGGGTAAAAAATATGGTCTTAAAAGTATTCATAAGCCGCCCGGTAGAAAACCAGCTAACTAATTGTTATGCTGGCACATTTGCCATAAATTCTCTTTCATCATCAATTTCTACTGAAAAGCGCTGGTCCCCTTTGACCATGATATCGCCGGTCTGGAAATCGCCTTCCCGTGCGAAACGGGTTTTCCGGCGCCAGTAGAACTTGATCCCAATGCCGTCGCATTGCAGAATCCAGGCGTCCGCGTCGGTCATGTAGGCCCACTTGCAAAGCTGAACGCTGCGCCCGCTCTGCTTGAAGGCGTTAATTGCCCGGTTCGCCGTTGAAGGATCATCCGGCGAATAAAGGATCTTCCGCGCCTTCTCTTCAAGCTGCGGGGGAATCCACAGCTTCGTTACGCTTTTCTCCACCCGTCCCTGCCGGTGGTCAAGTTGATTCTCCGCTGCGATAACCGCCGCCCAGAAAGACGCCGTGGTCAAATCGGTTGCCGTCAGGTAATTGGAAAATGTCGAACCATCCAACCGGGAATGAGAGGTTGAAAACAGAGCCGCGCTATTCCGGGTCGTGTGATAGGTCGTCGCCGTTCCCGAAGTGAACAGACGGGAAACGATAACTTCCGGGTTACGGGCAAGCGAATCTCCCAGATCGGCGTAAAGCTCCTGAACGCCGTCCGCGTTCCCGCCGCCGCCAAGCTCATACAGATTGTCTTCAACCGCTTCCTCAGTGATCCTGATACCGAGGGCGTACACGGCATGAATCCAGGCTTGTTTTGCGCCTGCAATCTGCACATCGTAAGAGATTGCCGCACCTTCGCCCTTCTCCACGGGGAGGCCAAGGCGAGACCGCAACGCATCCTCTTCCTTCTTTTTCTTTGACGTTTTAATGGTTACGAGTTTCGGCCACATTGCAGCCGCCCGACGTTGCTGATACGCATCCACCATGACGGTTTCTAAGCCGGGGATGTATTCATTTACAAATCTTGATCGAGTCCATTCAGACATAGTTCACATCCTCCTTTCTTAGATTCCGAGAGAATCGCCATAAACATGGCAATCGGGGTTAATGGAACAAATCATTCTGCATCCTGCCGCAGAATAAACGTCCTCCAGGGGGTGAGATTGCCCGTGAAGGATAAGCGGGATCGTGGCCGTAACTGCCGCTGTCCCTGCCGCGTCAATTTCCTGCTTGGAAACACCGGTGCTGGTATTCCCGGCATTCAGAGCGGGAACCGTCAGTTCGTAATTAAGGTCAAGGTCTGCAAGCGTGAAAGCTGCATCTCCCTGCGCCTCAAACAACTGAGTCGGATCATCTGCGATAGACAGATAACCCGCAACCGTACCGTCCCCAACCCTTCCAACCGCCATGTAATTGATGGGGTCCATTTTCTCGTCAAAAATTCCTACGACTACGCCCAGAATATGCAGCGTATCTCCTGCGGTATTGGCGATAACCGCTCCGTCGTAAACCTGCTTTCCGGCACCGAGCTTTGCGGACACAGCCGCAACGGTCGTATCCGCCTGTACCATATCGCCATGATAAAAGGCGATGGTAGGAGCGGTCGGCACCTGGTAAAGCCTTTGCCGCTTAAGAACGCCCCAGATATTGAAGCCATGAGGCACGTCATTATTTGCCATGATTCATTCTCCTATTCGTTTTCGGGAGACCCTTCGTCAGCTTCAACGAGGAGTTCCCCGTCATCGTTTGTTATTCCGGGGGCCGTAATCGGTCGATCCCCCGCCTTGATTTCCTTCCCGGCGACCATGCTCAGACCGTCGCCCCGGTCCCCTCCCTTTTGCCTGACATCCTTGACGCCTTCGTTTTGCCGCTTCTGGATCTCATCACGCTTGATTTTCATCCAGTACGGCTGGAACATCAACATCTGATCTTCCCGGCACACACAACCCAAAACGGGGTCAAGGAACTTCGTTAGAAAAGGGGTATTGGTGGAATTGCACACCCACCACTTATACGGCACCGCCTTATTGCGGATCTCATCAAGGCGCCTCGGTGCCCGTTCGATCCATCTGAACGTAAACTTTTTATCCGCAAACGCCTTTTTCGCTGGTTCCGGCAATTCAAAGAGGTCACGCCCCAACGAATAATCGAGGGCGCTTTCTTCCGTGATCGTCTTCCAGTCCTGATTCTCTCCGGCAACACGGGCCGCAATCGCTTGTTCTTCTGCCGTCAACGCGGCGGGCGCTTCCACTAAACTTTCTCCGGCTGCTACCGGGGCAATGCTTTTTCTTCCTTTAGGCATCGTTTATTCCTCCACCTGTACGGTTCTGGAGCCTTTGGCCCCGCTACGAAGTTTCTTAAACAAGGCTTCTTGTTTAGGATTTGTAAGACCAAGACGTTTCGCAACGTCTTTTTCATCAGCCGTTAATTCTTTGTTATGATCCCCGGTCCCCTTGCCTTTGCCCTTCGGGGTAAGATCCCCGTCTTTGATTAGGTCTTTCCGGGTCTTTTCTTTTACGCCATCCTCCATGTCCTTGCGCCCCTTATCATAGGCTTGCTTGATCAGTGTCGGCATTGACATCAAAGCCGTGACCGCTGTCCCGAAAAATTCACCATATGGATGACCTTCAATCCCAAATTCCCCCTTGACCTTCTCCACGCTCGCCCGCAATTCCGAATCATCCTTGGTGAGGTCCGGGAAGGTCTTATAAAGATAGTCCTCGGTTTCCTTCTTCTTCCGGCCAACGTCAGCGTCATCAACGGTCTTCTTTGCGGCACCATTCGCGGCCTGTGTCGCCTGATACTTGATCACGTTCAGAAGGGTTTTCGGATCGTCTTTGTACTCAACCAAAAGACCCTCAATCTGAGCATCGGTCAAGACAACCTCGTCATCCTTCTTTTCCCCACCCTTCTTTTTCTCCTGCCTGGCATTGTGAAGCGCGACGTTCAAGTCTTTATTCTTCTTGATCAGGTCGGCAATGGTCGTGTCTTTGGGATCGGCCTTCGGCTTCTCCTTGCCCTTGTCCTTCTCGTCAGCCTTGCCTTTGTCGCCACCTTCCTCTGCCTCTTTCTTTTCCTTACCTTTCCCCTTCTCCTTCTCCTCGCCGTCTTCATCTTCTTTGAAATCATTAAGATTTATGATGGTCTCAAGATCCTTGTCGCCACCGCCCTTCTCGTCATCGGTTTCAATGACGGCTCCGTCGTCTTTCCCTTCGTCTTCTTTTTCTGGCATGTGCCGTGTCCTTTCTCGGCTTTATCACCCGCCGGTAGGGTATTTCGACCGGGAATCCCGGTATCGATCAATCCTCAACCAAGTGCTTCCTTAGAAATCGCGCCTCGAACTCCGCAAAGTCTCTGGCAACGATCATGTTCATGAACTCCTTTGTTTCCGGCGCGTCGGTGAATCCAGCGGGTAGGCGGATGATCTTGCTCAACATATCGACAGCCCCCCGAACATACTGAGGATCACCGGCAATCCATATCTGTTTGAGTATGTCCGCGCCGGCTTCAATCTCCCGGCGTCGGTATTCCCTGAACTCATCAAGCTGCACCAGTTCCTTGAACAACATTCTCTCCCCCTGTTTTCCCTTGTGGGTTTACGATCTGCGCCATTTTTACTTTGGTCTGCATGTACTCGCCAACGACCTTTGCAATCTCTGGGTTTTGCGTCATCAGTTTTGCAACCATTCCGATTTGCGGGTTAATCCATTCCTCTGTCTCGGTAATTCCGTAGGCTTTCAAAAGCTCCTCACGCGGCTTGACTGGATTCATAAGGGGATCGCCGCCCAGGAACTTCATAAGCTCCTCTTTCTCGCGTCGGTCAATCAGTTTGTTTGCGCTATCGGTTGACCCGTTCAGCACAAAACGATAATTCCGTTTCATGGCACCGAAAGGGATCTGGACAGGCTTCCCGCCGTAGGTGAATTTCTTTTTCGGGTTCATCTTCTCGTAATAGAGATCGTAAAGCGTCTTCAGGATGGAAACGTATTCATCCTTGATTATTTCGGCCTGATAATTATGCTTGATATTCCCCTCTTGAATCACGCTCATAACTTCCGTCGCCGTGGTCTTGCTCTCATTCACCCGGCCAATCTGCGTGTCGGAGATGCTTCCGAGCTTCTCCCAAAGACCCATAAAGATATTGAGAAATTCAAGGTATTGCTGCGGGTTTGTTCGGAACTCGGGGAACTTGATACCGTTCACATCATCAACGGGGATGCCCTTCCCGGCTTCGAGTTTCAATTCCCCACGCAGGCCAGACTTGTTGTCATAGAAAAACCACGGGATCATCACAAGGTAGGCGATATTCAGAATCATATTGAGCAGATCGCTTGCCCCGTTCTGAACCGCTTTGAGCTTGCCGTAAACCGTAGTCCCGTATGATTTCCCCATCTCCGGAAACAGCCTGCACCGCTTAATCAGGCTTTCATTTTCCATGCAAAGATCAGACTGTTTGATGAACCTGATTATGGTTTTCGTCTTCCGGGCAATGGTTACGACAATCCGCTCTTCCTCAAAATTGACCTGCTCGTTTTCCTGCTTCTCTTCCCACTGGTTTATCGGATATGAGATATGGCATTCCAGGGCTTCAATGACTTCCTTCCCCGTGACCTCAACGCCATCGACCCTTTGGCCGGGCGATTTCTCGTACTCCTTCTGGTCGATCTTTTCATTGACCAGCCAGGGGCCGATATTGATATACCCTGCCCGGCCAGAAAGCCGTTGAAGTTCCGCGTATGTCGGCCTTACAATCCTGATCTTGTCGCACTCCTCCCACTCCTCGATGGTCCCGACATCATCTGGGATGTAAACGTCATTGAACGCGGCAAATTCTATTTCCCCGCCTTCACTGATCGTCTCGGAATAATCCTCTTTGACCGGGGCCATAGTGTTCTTGTCGATCATCGGCATCCCGTCTTGACCGATCACAAACCGCTTTTTCTTCCGCTCCCTGAGGCTATACTTTGGAATCGGATAGACCGTACCTTCAAGAAGCATGGTGTGAATCAGGTTGATCGTCGCCGGTTTGATCTTTACCGTGTTCGTCAGTTCCTTATTAAACCAATCCTCCAGGAGTAGCGTCGTTTCGTCCTGCTTCTCCATGCCGACCATCTCAAACCGAACCGTAGGCTGTTTGCCGATCATCCCTGCCACCAGGCGTGGTTCGATGTTGTCAACCGTGATCGTACACATCGGCAGCACGATATTGACGGCATTCGGAAACGGCCAGTCTTCAAGCGCCGGGTCCGGCTCCTGATCGTAGGTCCTGTAGGATGCCTCAATCTCATCAATCTTTTTTTGCCGGTACTCCGATCCCTCGAGATCTGCAAACAGATCCGTACAGTGCTTGACCAGTTTTTCAAACATCGGCGGGGTCTGTGGCGTATCGACAGGGCCGACAATCCCGGTATCTACTCCGGGCGGTTCAGGCGTTATGACGTTCGGATCGTTCATGCTCTTTCCTTCAGCCATTCAATAAAAGTCTTATGGTCCTTGATCTTTACCCGTTCGGCTCGCGTCGGCGTTCCTTCTGGCTTCTGATAAACCCACTTCCCGGCGACCAGATACCTGATTACGAAAGTCTTTTGATATTCGTCGTGAATGTCGGCCAGTTCGTCAAGACTATACTTTTTCACCATCTCACACCCACCCCTATTAAATCGTTGTGATAGACCGTAATGCCTTCCGCCGCTATCCACCCACCCAGCCATACCTTGCGCCATTCAGACGGCAGGAAGTGAGCGACGGCCAGGCCGACAACAGCAGCCCCGGCAAAGTATAGATTGACATCATCCCTCGACGGATGCTTACCCATCAGCGGGTTCCGTTCCGTGAACTGCTCCGGATTGTCCGAAATATACCGCGTCTGCCCGTAATCCATGATCGTCAAGGCCAGCGCCGAAACGCCCAGGGCAATGTCCGTGGTGTCCCATTTGTCAGCCGCATACGCAGACGGGGCAAGCAGGATGGCCATTATGAAGGCGATCAATCTCATCATCACTCCACGAAATGAAGGATCATGCGACCCTTGAGGCCATCCCCGGCGGTTGCAATCGTCAGCGTCAGCTCCGAATCGACCTTGTACGGGGTTGAGAAGACGACCTGTTCCGCCGCCGTGTTTGACCGATTTGCTAGTTTCCCGGTAGCCACATCAAGGCTGTACGGGTCAAGTAGCGTGATGTCGTACTGATCCGTGGGTGGATTTGTGGCCGGCGCTCCCAACAGCCCCGGAGATGTCTCAATATGCGACAGATTTCCCTTGATCTTTGTCGGCTGAACGCTCACCTTGTTTACCGCAAGCTGTGCCGCCGCGAAGGTCGCCGCAATCCCCAGGGACACCGTACCCGCCGCTGCGCTTGACCAATCCAGGGTGATAGAGTAATTACCCGTGACATCCCCATCCAGAAACGGATTGTCGGTTGTAACTGTAAGTGCCTGTACGTTTGCCATATCTAAGCCTCCCCGCCTTTATTCCCGCGTTTCTTTTGGTATTCATTCCACATCCCGGTTGCCTTTGCGATTCGGTAATTCAGCTCGCTCTCTGGCTCCTCCTGCTTGATTTGATCTATCGCCCGTCTCAGATACATCGATCTTTTTTCTCCCGGCCTTGGTTTTGGCATGACCTAACTCCTGATAAATATGTGTAAAAGCAACAGCCCGCCGATGATAATCACGTACCAGGTGACGCCGTAAATTGAAAACCAGATGAACTCGTAAAAGTCCCTCATGCTCCCAGCCTCACTTCCTGATAGCTACGATCCCATCCGCGCTTCTGCTGCCGCGTGTTTGCGATACGTACTTCAGACGATTTGCCGCGATCGTATCGTGGAATCCGCTGAAGCATCTGTATACCCAGCCTTGCCGCCGTCACCCGGTCGTCATGACAGCCGATTTCCGCGTCGAAATGCCCGGCCTTCTCGACGAACGTCCGCATCTCTGATATGGTCTCCCGGCACCTGATCTGAATCCCGCCGTCCCTGGCCCCCTGAGACAGATCATCAACGCTCTGTGGCTTGGTCCGCTTGTTCGCACTCCATCCCGGCTCCCCTGGCCTCATCTCGTACTGCGGGTATTTCATCCGTGAGAGGTCCGCGATAACCGAATGGCCGTGGTTTTCCGCCTCGACACAGGCAATCGGCAGCTCAACGCTATATCCGCCCCGGCCATCCGGCGTGTAATGTGAGTAAATCCGGCCTATCCGCTCAACCAGTTCACCGATCATGTCGTAATCAATATGACCGTGCCACTGTGCCGCCTGGACGCCCGTGTTGTGGTTGTAGACATCGATACAAGACGGGTCTGGTTCCTTCTGGGTGTCTTCCTGCCCCTTCTTTTTGCCCCCGGCACTGTCAACCGTGATGAAATAGACCTGATCATGATCCGGCTTCTCCCAGATCGAGAACGCTCCATGAATTGACGGCCTGATCTTCGGCGCTCCCGCTCGTTCAACCACTTCACCCCGAATGATCGGATCAAAACAGTTTTCCTCAAGCATGTCGCAGAGTACGGCGGGGAACACGTTGGAGCCTTTGGAGAGAAAACTTTCCTCAACCGTTGACGGGAACTCCTGTTGAAACTTGTCCACGCGGCCTTTGAAATCATTGACAATCGCCCACTTGCGCCAGTTCAACTGCTCAAGAGATAGGCTAAACTTCTCAACAAGTTTCAGTTCGTCGCTATCCTCCCAGGTCATTAGGTCTTTACGGAAAACCTTTTTCCGGATCTCCTTGTCGAACTTCTCCCGCGCCTGTGGGGTATCGAACGGTTTTGCGTACTTTGGGTGTGCAAACCACGGAATGAAAACGAGAATCCAGTCATTACCGGGACATGACCAGGCATAGGTTATGCCATCGCGGGTGTAGTAGGGATACCGACCTTCGGCGTAGGCAGCAAATACGTCACGCTGGAACCTGTTACCGTAGCCGTTTGCCGTTGATTCCTCGTACGCCTCTGTCCCCGTTGGGTCCGCAGGGAAGCAGGACATGAGGCCGTCAATCAATTCATCCGCATTATCGGGGAAGTAGGCCAGTTCTGAAGTGTGGAGGAAATGGATACCCTGTGACCGCCCGGCGCTCTCGTTCCGGGCACAGGCCAGGGAGTATTCCGACTTCAACCCCCGGCCATCCTTGGTATCAAATAACAGCTCTTTTTTGCTTGAGTATTTTGTTTGTGGGGCAATAGGATTGCGCTCATGGAATAGCTTTGCCATTGCAAATAGGGTGTCGGTACTGTCCTCCTGGTGGGCCAGAATGAACGTGGATTGATTGAACCATAGGCTTGTGCGCCAGTATCCCCGCCCTTCGATGTAGGTTGATCCCCCGAACCGCCGCGCCTTGTCGAGCAATATACGGACAAATCCTTTTTCTTTTCGCTGCTTTTCAACTATTTCGTGCATGATCTGTTGGGGGGGATTTAACTCAAATGGCTTAATTTGTTTCGTGTCGTGGTCGCGGACGTAGAGACACTCAGACGCAAATAACGGGAAATCATCCAGATAGGCGTTAATCATCTCCTCGGTAATATTAGCTTTTTTGGCCGCGTTTTTCATGAATCGCCTTCAGTGCGTCCTCGAAGTTAGTAACCGTAACATCGTGTTTTTCCGCTGGCTTTATATCCAAAATAGCGACGGCCTGATCAATCGCCTTTTGCCTTGCCG